CACGTCCCCTAATGTCTGCATTAGGAAACTTTAATTCAAAAATACTTGGATCTAGCGAAGGATAAATTACTCCTTTTCTTGTAGCTGATACAAAATCATACTTATATTGTGAATAACCTGCGGATTCTCCACTTTTATTAGTTAATTCTACATTTTCTACCGTTTGTACTCCTAATGTACCTCCTAATAAATTCATGATTTCTGATATTATAATAGGTTGATTAACTTGCCACTTATCTATGTTAAAATAATCTTGTAATTCTGTTATACAATTAAGTATAACTTCTTGATTATTATATGTTTTAAATGCTGTTATTTCAAATTCTACTGCAAAATTAATTACAAATGCGTCCTTAACATTAATAGCATCTGTTAACATTCTAAATTGTTCTAAATAAGTAGACAAATTTTGTTTTGTAGCTGTGTTTAAAGTTGTTAAGTTTTTATTATTATCATAACCTAAAGTGTATAAATTTAAAGCTAAAGGATTAGGTATGCGATTAGGTTCTGTTGTTAAGGGTGATATTTGATCATCTTGTGTTATGTAAGCTTTAGCAATCCTACCAAATTTAGCAGGTAATGATAAAGTTCTTATTAAATAATCTTCTTTTGTAACTGTTCTTTGTTGAGTAGAAAAATTAGCCATAGTATTCATTCTAATTTCTTCTACTGAATCGCCTGCTCCCCCACCCACAGCTGCTTCGGGATTAGCTACAGTAATTGAACTTTTTACAAAATCAGCTAATCCTGAATTTAAACCAGTGTTAGCTATTGTTGATATGTTTTCTATTTCTGTTATGGTGTTTGAAGGCACATTAGCTTGTAATCCCCCACCCTTAATATATGTTACTGTTAATGTTGTGTTTGTGGGAACTTGACCATATGCTTTGGTAAATAAGAAATTTGATGGATCATATGCTTCATTTAATTTACTTCTTCCATCCTTAATTCCTAATCCTATATTATCTGGGTTAGGAATAATATCTTCATCTGCTTTATCACTTGTACCTGCTCCAAATTGTAATTCTAATGTATTGTCTGTTTTAAATCTTGTAACAAATCTTCTTGGTACTTTTTTTACTTTTAAAAGATAAGGTGTTTGACCATTAAACCCCATTAATTCGGGATCATTAGCTCCCGTGTTTTCTAATTCTTCAAAAATTGTATCTTGTGCTAAATAAGGAACTTCATGATATTCATTACCGTCAGAATCTGTCATAGATTCTATAGAAATTATATCGTTATCAAATAATTCTAATGTTAAAAATTGTTCAGGACCCCCTACGTTAAATGTTTTTGTTACTGTTTCTCCTGAAATTACATTAGTTTTTTTAGTTAATAAATAATATTGGGGGTTTTGATTATCATCATACTGGTAAATATTAACTGTGGTAGGTGAAAAAGAACTTGAAAAATTAAAATTTAACTCTTCTGATGTGTAAAATATAACTCCATCTGTTGATTTAAAAGTTGAATTTTCATTTACTTTTAAAGCGTAATTATAATCAGGTATATATTCATCATTTACTACTTTTGAGGGAACTAATTGAAATACATCTATATCAGTTGTTGCTGCTGTTGTTGCTTTGGGTTTATAACCCATTGCATAAGCTAAATTATATAAATTTTCTTGTTCTTGAGCTAAACTTAAAAAAGATTCTCTTAATTGAGTGTCTGTGTAAAAAGATAAAACATCCCCCACATACGACACCATTTCCATAAACATTAATCCTGGAGACCCTTCACTAAAATCATTATAAGTATTAGGATAATATATTTGAGCAAATTCTATTAATTGGTCTTTAAACGAATTAAAGTCTTTACTTAAATATTTTACGTCTTTATCTTGTGTTTTATTTGATACTTTACTATAAGCCATTATATATTATTTATCCGTTCATTCCCGGGGATGATTGATTTATGTTTATTTGAATAGAATCTTGAGTATTGTCTAATAAAAAACTATACACTAATGTAATAAATATTAAATGTCTGTCTACATCCGTATCTACCAAAACATTATCTATATTTACTTCAGGTACATAAGTTTGTAGTTGTTCGTTAATTCTACTAGCTATTTCTTCCTGATCAATGTCATTTTCAAATAACACATTTTTAAGACCCGCTCCAAAATCTGGTTGGTTGACTCTTTCTCCTTGTTGAGTTAATAATACATTTATTATATTTGATTTTACTTGTTCTTTTAAAGTAAAAGATTGCTGAAAATTTCCTCCATTCATTAAGGGAAAAACTACCCCTATCGCAACATTTTTATTGAGATCTAATGGATTTATGCTTATATCAGAATTATTAACTGGCATTTATTTTACTCCTTTTTTCTTATTAATTTCTTTCATTAAACCACTATAATCTCTTGTTACAGCTTTTGCTACTGAATCAGGCATTCCCGATGTGTCCATGGGTAAGGGAGCTCCAGTTGCAAATGGTTGAGTCATACTTACGGGTGCTTGAGCAGTTTGTGTATTTGTGTTACCTGCTGCTGTTTCATTTAGTAAATCATTTAACATACCATCTGCTACAAAGTTTTGTTTTTTATGTTGATTTATAGGTTCGTTACCCATAATTTTTTCTCTTAATGATGATTTTGCTATTTCGGGTATAGGATCATTAGGAATTTCAACTATTCTTTCAGTGTATTCTGATATTGTTGGTTTTAATTCATCACGTAAGTCTTCCTTAAGTGTTTTAATTTCTCTGCGTAATGCATAATCGATTTCTTCTCTAACTACTTTTCTAATTAGGTTTTCAAAAGTTTTTGCTTTCATCATTTATTGTATTGTTTATTATAAATATAACTAATTTATTCTCTATAACGCTTATATCCAATCATTCTAAAATTAGCGTTATATAATTTTTCTATTACTTCAGGTCCTTGGGCATTTATTATGTTAGATACTGTTTGGTTGAAAGATCCTTCACTTAAATCTATGATTATTTTAACTACATCTTCTTCTATATAATTTATATTTTCGTTCCATTCTGGTGTATTATCTTCAGGAACTTCATCTACATTTATTGCTCTTAATAAATTCCACTCTTCTAAACTTATTTCAGGATACTTATTTAAATTATTTTTAAGGGCTGCGTAATATTTTATTAAATAATTTCCTGTTGTTTCATCTGGTGGGGGGCCTGTTACTATCATTGCTTGATTTGCAATTTGGTAATTTTGAGAAGGTGACCATTGATTAGGTTCAGAAGGTATAACTTTTAATATTTCATTTGAAACTTCATACCAATCATCTATATTTGTTGGAGGAAATTGATTGATATTATCCGTTATAGCTTCATATATTTTTATACGATAATGATCGTCTAAATTATCATTACAATCTGCTAACCATTCTATGTAAGCTATTTCTATTGTTGATTCTAATTCTTTTATTTGGGCTATTATACCATTTAAAGCGCTTACAGCAGGATTTACTTGATTTATAAGTCCAGTTAATTTTTCTACTTGTACTCTTAATATTGATGGAATATTAAATATATTTGCTTCCATTAAAACAATTAAAGATTCTGCAGCTTTTAACTTATCATCAGCTTGAATTGCAAATCCTGGTGCTATTAAAACTCCACCTGTAGGAGGTGGAGCCGAAACGAGTCCTATTCCACCAATTACTAATTTCACTCCACTTATAACTTGTGCAGCTGTGTCTATAGGTGTCTTTAACCTATCTAAAATACTTAAAATTTTATCAGCTTTAATTTTTAATTTGTCAATAGTTTTAATAGTTTTATCTACTTTTGATTTAACACCATTTATTATTTTTAATTTAGATAAATTACCTTTAAGTGATTTAATATTATCTTTTAACCTCTTGTCTGAAGCGGGCCCTTGAGGTCCTTGAGGACCAATTAATCCTCTTGGTCCTTTTGGACCTTTTGGTCCATCACCTCCTGCAGAACCATCGTCACCTAGCGGTCCTTGTGGTCCGCCCCCTCCTGTAGGTCCTTTTGGACCTTTTGGCCCTTGTGGTCCTTGTGGTTTAGATAATGCAGCTCCTTGGTCTCCAACTGGTCCTTTTGGTCCTTTGACTGTTGAGTCGGAACCTTGTGGCCCCTGTGGTCCTCGGTCTGAACTTGCTGGACCTTGTGCTCCCACAGCACCTTTAAAACCTGTTGGCCCTTCTGGTCCTTTATAACCTTTAAACGCTACTGGACCTGTTGGACCTGTTGGTCCTGTTGGTCCTGATTGTGGACCTTGTGGTCCTGTTGGCCCTAATGCTCCTTTAGGTCCTTTTATACCTTTTAACCCCTTATCCGCAACAACACCAATAGTTCCTTGTGTTCCTTGTGGCCCTTTATCGCCTCCATCACCTGTTGTAGTACCTTGTGGTCCTAATGGACCTTTATATCCTTTTGG